TGTCCCCGTGCCACTGGTCTTTAAAGGTGATAGTACCGATAGGTGCAACCTCCCTCTTTCAAACACTGGGCAGTGGCCAGTATGTAACTCATAATGAGTGGTAGGTGCTAAGAAAGGGATTGATAAAATGGCCCCGGCCCCGCGACAATCCACCTCTACTGATGGTTGTTGGGTCTTCGTTGTCAGGTCAAAATTATGCATCATTTTGTACCCGTCATTCATCTCTAGAGCAAAGGGCAAGAAATGTGCTAATAAACGCCCCTGTTGGAAAGGGTTCGAATTTATCTGAATCCGATAATTAATCGTGGCTCTAACCAAATTGTATCCCTTCAGTTTGTCCACATACATAGGATTGGTATTCAAAATACCATCACTCGGCAACCCAACACCCAAAGGTACAAGATCAGATGATGCTAGGTCTGTAGTGCTCCAAAATGAATTATACTGAAGAACCGGTCTTGCTAGGAAATCGGCAATGGTTGAATGATCTGACGAATCAATCGAAATTGGAGTGAATGTTGCCTCCTCATGAGGCATCTCTTCTGGTTCCACGAATTTAGTGACAGCGTGGGTGTCAGTTGTTGTATTAATTGTGTCCATAGAAAAATAAAAGGCTTATACTCTGTCTCTTCTGCCATTATAATAGACTCGAGTCTCTTTATACAGATTTTTACAAGTGATATGCTCACTGAGGCTATCGGGCACCGTAGTGACCGCGCATCTTATAGGGGATGCGTTCCCTCTCGCCTAAGGTAAGGCGGAACCCGTTGGGTTTGAACTACCCAACCCAGGTAGCCCAATCCAGAGTCAGGATCTCAGCAGCACATTGACTATAATTGCCAACATCATACTTCACTCCTGCCTCTGCACACGCGTTCAACAACCTAACGTGTTCTCTCGTCCACACTTCCTCACCATGCATAGAAAATTCGAGGGCGGCATTGTGCACCACGCGCTCATAATCTTCACGATTGTAGTTCTTCTTGGTGAAAGCGAGGGACTTGTATATGGACTCCCGCTCCAGTGGGCACGTCCATCTCCCCATCTCATACCTAAAGCCTCTCTTCAAAAACGAGGCCTTAACTATGGACTGTGGTGGTAGTGGGTTAGTTAATGGATCAGTCTTGTCAGCGTTAGTTAAAACAAACCCAAAAGCCTTGGCATGCCTAGCCAAGTCGCCAGTGGTCATGCTCAACTCGGGTCTGACAGACATTATCCCATCGTCCCCGAAAGTCACGAGACGATAGAGGTTCATGATAACCGACGCAGTTACGGGGTCAGAGCACTTGAACTGGTCCTCGTACATACCCTGTGCTGCAT